ATCGGTGAAGATGGGGAAAAAGTCCCTGCACCTGTTGGAGAGCATCAACTTGAAAGCGGTGAAATCGTAATCGTAACCGAAGCAGGTAAAATTGCAGAGGTTAAAAAAGGTGAAGCACCAAGCGTAGAAATTGAGATCGAAGCATCTTCAGATGTTGTAGAAGAACCAAAGAAAGACGAAGCTATGGCTAAGTTTGAAGAGGTTCTAGGTGGCCTTGAAAAAAAGGTAGAAGAACTAACCGCAAAGGTTAAGGCAATGGAAGACAAAGCAGAAGATGTAAAGGAAGCGGTTAAAATGTCCGCAGTAATCCTTGAGTCTTTGGCAAAAGAGCCAAGCGATAAAGCTATCACAGCACCTAATCAATTTGCAAAGCAATTAAAAAAAGAAAGTAACGACAGGTTTAACAACCTTCAAAAAGCATTTTCAACACTTAAAAAATAAAAGACAATGGCCTTAGACCTATCAGCATTAACTAACTATGTAAAGGAGAACGAATTGCAGTTGACTTCAGCTGCTATCTTCTCAGCAAAATCAGCTAGACTTATCGAACAATTCGGTAACGTACAAGTGGGTATCAAATCAGCAGAGACTATCAACATTATGGCTACCGATGCGGTATTTCAGACTGGTGGTACTTGCGGGTTTTCTTCTTCTGGAACCACTACAATCACACAAAGAACTTTGATTGTAGGTAAGATCAAGATTCAAGAATCTATCTGCCCTAAAGTATTCGAAGCAAAATACACTCAAAAGGCTTTGCGTGAAGGTTCTAGTTATGACTACATGGCTTACGCACAAGAATATTCTGAACTTAAGGTTAAGAAGATTGGTGCTGCTCTTGAGACTGCAATTTGGCAAGGTGATCCAGGAAGTGGAAACGCTAACTTAAATAAGTTCAATGGACTTGCCTCTATGATCAATGACCTAGGCTTCGGCGGTGCGGGTGATCCTGTAAAGGGAAACACTTCCAACTTGACTACCTTGACAACTGCAAATGTTGAGCAGGCTGTAGACGAAATCTTTGCTGCTATTCCTGCTGCACTTTTGGACAAGGATGATCTAGTTATCTTCTGCGGTAACGATACTTTCAGAGAGTATGTGATTGCTTTGAGAGATTCTAACCTTTTCCACTACCCTGTAGATGCAGCGAACATGGAACTAGTAGTACCGGGCACAAACATCAAGTTGATCGGTGTAAATGGTTTGAACGGAACTGACTACCTATTCGCTTGCTCAATGTCTAACCTTTACATAGGAACTGACCTTTTGAACGAGCAAGATCGCTTCGAACTGTTCTATGCAAAAGAGGCTGACGAAATGAGATTCGTAGTAGAGTTCAAATTCGGTGTACAGGTTGCCTTCCCTGATGAGGTTGTATTCTGGAAGAAAGCATCTGCATAAATAAAATCGGGGTAAGGTCATAACCCTTACCCCTTCACAATTCTAAATTCGAAAAGATATGCCATGCGCTTTAACACAGGGGTACACCCTAGATTGTAAGGACTCACTTGGAGGTATAAAGAACGTATTCTTTGCACCTTACGAAGACCTTGCCACGGTGACCATTGCTGCCGGAGTAGTTACAGTTTTAACTATGGACGCAACAAAGGTTTTCTACAAGTATGAATTGGTAAAGGAATCTTCAAACTTTGCTGAGGCTGTGAACACAAACGTTCAAAACGGAACTGTTTTCTACACTCAGACTTTGGAGATTGTACTTAATAAATTGCAAACCAACACACGAAATGAAATCGTGCTACTTGCAAAAAATAGATTGGCAGTAATCGTAACTGATCAGCAGGATGATAAATGGTTCTTAGGAATCACTAACGGTCTTGATTTGACAGGCGGAGGAAGTGCTACAGGTACTGCATTTGGAGATCGAAGCGGGTACACTTTGACTTTCACAGGCAATGAAAAAGAACTTTGCCAAAAGGTTACGGCAGCCGTTCCAATTAATTAATTTTTGGTTTGATGTTTATGTGAACAAGCACCTCCTTTTAGGGGGTGTTTTTTTTGTGAACACGGGTAGGTGTTTTTGTATTTATGGGTATGGTGATAATTACGAAAGGCGCAAATAGTGTAATCTATTTACCCTTATTTGATAAGCGAACTACAAGCAGCAATGTCTATATCTTTTTATTTGAGCATGAGGTAACAAAGGAGCAAGTGACTTTGACTTTGACAGATACTAGCCCTTTCAAAGAAAGGTATTCAAAATTTGCCATTACTGAAGCATCTTTTACCACAGGTACTGTAGGCTTTTGGAGATACAACGTAACCCAATCAGGAAGCGGTACTACAATTATAGCCACAGGAAAAATGGAATTGACGGCAGTTAACCTTTCAACCGCAGGGGTGGTAAGATACAACGGTTACAACGGTAACTACAAAACATACACAACCACATGATAAAGTTTCTAAAATTTGACGATGTGCCTTTGCCTATTTACAAAGAAGTAAAAGGGAAAGATTACATTTTTTATGGTGAGCGGAATGACTACCCAAACTACCTGCTGAGAATCTACAATAACAGCGCAAAGCATAATGCAATCGTGACTGGGAAGGTAGACTACATTTGTGGGAACGGGTGGGGAGTTAAGTCTGAAGATGAAATGCAGAAGGCAAAAGCCTACGGCATGATTAATAAGGTTAACACCAAGGAAGAAAGCCTTAACGAGGTCACTAATAAGCTTGTGACTGACTTAACTATCTTCGGGGGATACTACCTTCAGGTGATCTGGACTAAGGCCACAGGCGAGATTGCAGAACTATACCATGTTGACTACTATAAGGTAAGAACCAACTCAGAAAACAGCGAGTTTTATGTATCTGATAACTGGATCAAGAACGATAACGTAAACCCTAGACCTGACTACGAAACTTACCCGGCATTTGATCCTAACAACACCACGGGCACACAGATTCTATACTTCAAAGAATACAGAGCAGGGGTGAATACATATTCCCTTCCTGATTATCGGGGTGCGATTAGCTATATCGAACTAGATATCAGCATAGGTGAGTACCACCTAAACACGATCAACAACGGGATGTTCTCAAGCAAGCTGATAAACTTAAACGGTGGAAAGGTAAGCCAAGAAGAAGAAGACAGAATCGAGCGTCAATTCCAGAACAAATTTAGCGGATCTAAAAACGCAGGAAAATTTATGCTAGCGTTTAACGATAGTAAGGAGAACGAACCGTCTATTATTGACCTTTCAGGGACTGAATTAGACAAGCACTTTGACCTGCTTAATAAGAGCGTACAGCAGGAGATTTTTACAGGTCACAAGATTACAAGCCCTATGCTATTCGGTGTTAAAACTGAAGGACAGCTAGGAGGCAGAAGCGAAATGCGGGAAGCCTATCAGCTATTCCAGAACACCTATGTAAACGCAAAGCAAAGAGCGATTGAAGAGACGGTTAATTACCTTTTCAAGTTCAATGACATCATTGCTGATCTTGAATTAAAACCTACCGAGCCAATCTCTTTTGAATTTAGCGAAGCGATCATCTCAGCTAACATGACGCAGGACGAGATCCGAGAAAAATTAGGGCTTGCACCCATCGAAAAGAAAGAAACACAGGGAGCGCAGGACATCATCAATTCATTGAACAGTCTATCCCCTTTGATCGCTACCAAGGTAGTGGAAAGCATGGATGTAAACGAACTTCGAAGCTTGATTGGATTGCCCTCAAGAGAAGATATCGTAACCCCTGAGAACATAGGCAATGAGCCTAATCCGACTACAGTAGAAACCTTGCGCCTATCGTGCAACCACACCCAAAAGGACGATGAAATTCTAAGCTTGTTTGAAGGCAAAGGAATATCCAAAGACGGTTTTAAAATTATTACAACTTCCAAGATGACCTTTTCAAGTGGTGATGAATTTGTAAAGCAGGAACTATTTGCTGAGTATCAACTGAACGAAATCCAAAGAAAGATTGTAGGCGAAATTCAAAAGGATATCAACGCAACTATCCCACAGATCGCCAAGGCTGTAGGCATAGATGAAGAGTCGGTAATATCAAGAATAAATACTTTGATTGATGATAACGTAATCACGGAAAAGATCAGCCAAACAGGGCTAGTCACTCGAAAGATAACTAGCGTAGGGCAGGCAGCGATTAAGAGGCTAACCCCTGTGACTTCATTTAAGGTGCTATATAGCTATGAAGAAAGATCGGGAGTTCCTGATGCAAAAAGCGGAAGCAGGCCTTTATGTGAGAAGCTATTTAATGCTGATGGCGTAGGCAAAAGCCTTTTATTTACTCGTGAAGAAATTCAAAACATCTCAAACCAACTAGGCTATTCCGTTTTTCAGCTTTGCGGTGGATGGTATACAAACCCAAATACCGGGGTAAGAACTCCATATTGCCGTCATGAGTGGAAACGTAATGTTGTAGTAGAAAAAACAAGCCGATGAGCGCAAATGTATTAATGATAAGTGAGCAGTCTTTTAAAGACTTCACGGTAGCAAGTGCTAACATAGATCTAAAGAATGTCACTCAAGTAATTAAGATGACTCAGGATAGGTATATACATCCTATCTGCGGGACTGCCTTATATGATAAGATCCTTTCTTTGATCCTAGCGGGTACGATTACTAGCGGAGGGAATGCGGTCTATAAAACTTTACTAGATAGCTATCTAACAGATACCCTTTTTAATTATGTGCTAGGTGAGTTGCCGATGGCGATGCAATACAAATTCGTAAATAAGGGGGTAGTGAAACGCAAGAGCGAGAACATCACAGAGCCTACATTTGCAGAACTTCAAAGCATCAGCCAATACTACAAAGGGTATGCTGAATGGTACGCAGAACGGTCTATCAATTACCTGACTGCAAATAATACCCTATACCCTGAGTACTTGAATCCTGGCAGCGATGTAACTACTATTCAGCCTGTGAGCAATCAGTACAAAGTGGCTATCAATTTAGGCCGTGGTGATTATGAAGATTACAGACCATACAGCGAAAGATACCAAGGGAACAGATATAAAAAACCCTTCTAAAAACATGGCTTATTCTAAGAACGAAAAGAAACTCAAGGAATATTTAAGCAAACAAGATGACTCTAGTAGACCTAGTAAAAAAGCTAAAAGCGATCCAAGAAGCGCACCCAATGAT